GTGATTTTCACAAGTCACATGACAATCGTAGTATACCTGCTTTTATGCAGACGTACTTCAATATAGTTTTCGACGATTACGGAGTTCTCCGGGAAGAAGCAGATCCTAGCGCTGTGAAACATCTGCGCCAGGTTCTGTTTTTCGCGTATAAACTTGAGTTGCCTTATTCGAAGGATCAGATTGACTCAGTCTTAGAGTCATTCATATCTACGGATGGTGAACTCACGTTACAGCTTGATAATTATGCAGAGCGAGTAATCGCTGTTGCCTCTTTTATCACTGCTGATATATTCAATGGGTTTGATCCCAAAGATATATTACCGCGACATGGTCCCGGTGCGGTTGCAACTGGTGAAAAGCATGAAGATAAGTGGGAGTTTTCCCGTTTATACAATGCTATTCATCAGATGTACCCCTACTATGATTATTTCATAGTAGGACGAGCGGACGAATTGCTAGATCGATTGGAATGGTACAAGAACTTAGAGCGACTGGATCAAGGTCGCGCTAAGGTAGTACTCGTTCCAAAAGACTCACGTGGCCCGCGACTAATCTCTTGTGAACCCCTGGAATACCAGTGGATTCAACAAGGCCTCGGTCGAAAAATTGTTAAGCATTTAGAATCCTTTTGGATGACTAAAGGCCAAATCAATTTCACGCTCCAGGATATCAATCGTAACATCGCTCTTGAGTCTTCCAAGACTCGAGAGTTTGCTACTCTTGATATGAAGGATGCGTCGGATCGTGTTTCTCTCGAGCTCGTAAGGAATGTGTTCTCTCGAACACCTTCTTTACTTCGAGCTTTAGAAGCGACACGCACGACAGCGACACTTCTTCCTGATGGAAGGAGGGTAGAATTCAAGAAATTCGCACCAATGGGTAGCTCCTTATGCTTCCCAGTCGAGGCGTATGTCTTTTGGGTTTTACTTGTCGCTGAGATGTCGATTCGCCATAGGGCGAGACCGCACTCAATTGGAAAAACTGTCTACGTCTATGGGGACGATATTATCGTACCGACTGACGAATTCAGTTTTAGCGTACAGACACTCGAAAAATTCGCCCTTAAGGTGAATAAAACGAAGTGCTGTGTACATGGGTATTTTCGAGAGTCGTGTGGCATGGATGCCTTTCGAGGCATACCAGTCACTCCGATTCGACTAAGGACCCCATGGAGCGGACGTCGCACCGACGTGTCTGCCTACATCTCGTATTCTGAAACGGCAAATGCCTTATTTGCCTCAGGTTATACGGAATGTGCTGAAGCGATATGGGACATGCTTGAACGTACTTACTGGAAACTTCCAGCGGGTACTTTACGAGCTAGTTACCCCTGTCGCATAGTGTCGGATGTAGAAGCAGCTGAAGAGTATAACTCCAAGCTGTTCCGAACCCGATACCGCAGACGATACCAACGTAAAGAATTCCTTCTCCCTCGGGTAATTCCCTTAAAGAGAAAGAGTTCTTTAGATGGTTGGACGCGTTTATTGAGGAATTTTACAATCCCTCCTTATCGCGATCCGTC